CTGCTGGTAGTAAAGGTGGCGGAGGAGGTGGAGTAAATGTTTCAACAATTAGATTATATAAAGGAACTTATAACGTAAGTGTAGGTGGTGGTGGTATACAAGACCAAACAGGTAGTGGTTCTGCAATTAGTGCATACGGATTATCTTATGCAGCAGGTGGTGGTGCAAACACAGGTGAGAATACTGCACCAAATAATAATCCTCCAGGTAATAATGGTTCAGCTTGTAGTGGTGGTAATGATAGAGGATTAGGAGGAGGCGGCGGTGCTTTTGTATCTGGCTCTGATGGATATTGTAGTGGTGGAAATAAAGGACAAGGTGGAGCAGGTGGTAATGGTTTAGAATTAAATTTTGATGGAACTCCTTCCGTATATGGCTCAGGTGGTGGAGGAGGCGGAGGAACAGGTGTAGGTGCTAATGGCGGCGGCGGTGGAACTAACGCAGGCAATGGTGGAGGATACTCATTTGGCCCCACAAATGCTACAAACGGATATGGAGGAGGTGGTGGTGGTGAAGCTTCTACTAATACAGGTGGAGCAGGAACTGGAGGTAGTGGAATAATAATCATAAGATACACAACATAAAATAACTATTTTTTTTAACACATTTGTTATTAACATTATAAACAACTAAACAATGAATTCAAAAACTGTATTAAGTAAGATATTAGGACTTTTATCTATGGATAAAGAAGTGGAATTAACTTACGCAAAATTGAAAGACGGAACAATCGTTGAATCTGCAACATTTGATGTAGGTGAAGATTTATTCGTAGTATCAGAAGATGGTACTAAAACCCCAGCTCCAGACGGAACACATGAGTTATCTTTAAAAGATGAATCAGGTAATGAAAACTTAATCAAAGTTATCACTAAAGATGGTAAGATTGAAGAAAGAGAAAACGTAGAGTTAGAGCAAGTAAAGGTAGAGGCAATCCCTCAAGCATCAGGAGATGTATTAGATGTAAATTTAGTACCTGACCAAACTAACCAAATCAAATCTGGAACTTTAATGGCAGAAGAAACCGAAGAGGTAGAACCAATCTCAGAAGATGCAACCGAAGAAGATGAGTCTGAAGTAGAAATTAACTTAGCTGACATGGTTAAGAAAATAGAAGAGATGACTTATAGAATTCAAGAGATGGAAACTAAGATGGAAGCAATGATGCCACCAGTAGATTCTGAAGTAACTCAAGAAGTTGCAGGAATGAAGATGTCAGCAGAGCCTGATGAAGAAGAAGAGTTACCAAAATTAGATGGAGCTCCGATGGAAGAGGCAACTAGATTCGCAGCTGAAACAAATAGAAAAAACTATGGTAAGAAAACAACAGATTCACAATCTACGTTCTTATCTAAACTTTATAAATAAAATTATTAAAAATCCAAAAAAGGAAACAATGAACAAATTACAAAAATTCGCACTTCCTACTGTTACTGCAACAACCTACGCAGGTGAAGCAGCAGCAGGATACATCGCAGCAGCGTTGTTAAGTGCAAACACATTGGACAAGAAACTTGTTACTATCATGCCAAACGTGAAGTACAAATCTGTAATCCAAAAATTAGCTGTAAGTGGTATCGTACAAGATGCTTCTTGCGACTTCGTAACTTCAGGTAGCGTAGCTATTACTGAACAAATTTTAACACCAAAAGAATTACAAGTTAACTTACTATTATGTAAGCAAGAATTTGTAGCATCATGGGAAGCTTTACAATTAGGTTTCTCTGCTTTTGATGAAATCCCTAAGAACTTTAACGACTTCTTAATCTCTTATGTAGGTGGAACAGTAGCACAAGCAACTGAAGAAAACATTTGGGCTGGAACTGCAACTAATGGTTCTTTCACAGGATTCGAAACTTTATTCTCTGCTTCAATTGCAGCGGGTGGAGCAACAGCAGTATTACCTGCAAGAGCAACCGGTTCGGCTTCTCCAATCATCTCTGGTAGTGTTGACTCAACAAATGTAATCTCTAAATTAAATAGTGTATACCTAACTATCCCTAAAGCGGTATTTGGTAAGCCAGATTTATTGATTTATGTATCAACTGACGTAGCAAGAGATTACCAAGCTGCATTAGCAGGTGGTGGTGCAAGTGGTTTAGGTGCAAATGGTTTCAACAACCAATTGAACGTAGGTGAAAAACCAATGAACTTCAATGGTATTGAAATGGTAATGTGTCCAGGTATGGGTACTAACAAAATCGTTGCAGCTCAAAAATCTAACTTGTTCTTCGGTACAGGTTTACTTTCTGACTACAATGAAACTAAAGTAATCGACATGGCAAACATTGATGGTTCACAAAACTATCGTATTGTAATGAGATTTACTTCTGGTGTACAATTCGGTGTTGGACAAGATATCGTTTACTACGGAGCATACTAATATTAACTAACAAAACTAAAACAAAGTATTATGCCATGTAATTTATCAGCTGGAAGACAAGAAGTTTGTAAAGAATCAATCGGAGGTATACAAGGAGTATATTTCGTAAACTATACAACTGGGTCTTTCACTAAAAACGGAAGCGGTGAAGTAACTGCAGTACCATCAGGTAGTGTATTATATTTCTACCAACTTAAAGGTTCAAGTGCGTATACTGAAACTGTTACAACTTCAAGAGATAACGGTACTACATTCTTTTCACAAGAATTATTACTTAACTTAAAGAAGTTGACAAACGAGATGACTACTCAATTAAAGCTTATGGCTTATGGTCGTCCTCAAATAATCGTTTGGACAAATAACGGTGATGCATTGTTAGTTGGTGAAAAATTAGGAGCGGATGTAACCGCAGGTACAATTCAAACTGGAGCAGCACTTGGAGACCTTTATGGTTATTCAGTAACGTTCACAGGTATGGAACAATTACCCGCAGCATTCATTTCTGGAAGTACAACAGCTAACGCATTAGGTGGTCTAACTGCAAACTACACAGTAGTTTATGGTTCAGCAGCTTAATCAGTATTAACATTAAAAATATTAAACCCTACTCTTCGGAGTGGGGTTTTTTTGTTTTAACTATTATTAGATAATTATTTGTTATTATTAGATACAGACAAGATAAACAATAGATAATGCTAGCATATTACATATCTCAATCCAACGCATATACATTTAGAACTCAGCCTACTGGCTCTAATGAGTTTACAATGTCATTACAAGACATGTATACTTTACAAAACTTAACAATGTCAATGGCAAGTATGTCTTATAATCCATACGAATCCTTTGTAGCATTTACAGGAAGTATTAGTGGGTCATATGTTGCAGGTGAATATAGAGCAACTCTTTACAATCAAGGTGCAGGAACTAATCCAGGCAATGCAACAGGCAATGCAATATGGCAAGGTTCAATCCAAGTATATGCATCACAATCAATAGACAAATCGGTATACGAAAACCAAATACCTCCAGTAACTTCACACGCTAGTGAAAATAGATACATAATTTTGAATTAATATGAAACAACAACAAAAATTCTCCATCGTTAATGTAAATAATAATCAGCTTCCTATTATAACGGAAGATGCTAAAACACGATATAATTGGATTCCATTCGGTGTTTATGGGCACGATGATTTCTTTGATGCAGTAACAATGACTTATAATGTAAGTACGACTAACTCAGCATGTATAGAAGGTATCGCTGATTTAATATATGGTAAGGGTGTATACTCTAAAGATAAAGCATTCAATGATATATTACAAAAGTTAATTCCACAAGAAGAAACTAAGAGAGTATCATTTGATTTAAAATTATATGGCAATGGTGCGTATCAAGTATATTGGAATGACGAACATACAAAGGTAATTAAATTCTATCACGTACCTGTTCAATATTTAAGAGCAGAGAAATTAGATTCACATCCTAGAATAGAAAACTATTTTTATTGTACTGATTGGAACGACCAAAGAAAGATTAAAAACAAAAAGAAAATACCTGCATTCGGTACGTCTAATGAGAAGTGTGAAATACTTTACATTAAACATTACTCACCAGGTTTATATTATTACTCATTACCTGATTGGGTTGCAGCAATGCAATTCGCAGTAACGGAAGGTGAGATTAGTAACCTACATTTAAATAATATTACAAATGGTTTCTTACCGGCAGTAATGTTAAACTTTAATAATGGTGTACCTGCTCCTGAAGAAAGAGAAACAATTGAAGATTTAGTTCAAGCTAAATTTACAGGAACAGATAACGCAGGTAGATTTATGTTATCATTTAACGATGACCCTGCAACTAAACCTACGATTGATATTATTGACATACCTAATCTACATGAGAAGTATGACTATGTAGCAACATACACACAAGATAGAATACTTGTAGCACACAGAGTAACCAGTCCTTTATTATTTGGTATAAGAACCACAAATAATGGATTTAGTTCTCAATCAGAAGAAATGAAAACTGCATTTAGTATCTTGCAAACAATGACTATCTCTCCATTCCAAAACCTAATCTTAAATAGTTTAGATATGGCATTGACAGAAGGTGGATATGATGATATGGAATTATACTTTGAACAATTAACTCCGTTAGTTTTATTATCACAAACTGCAGAAGAAACAGGTAAAACAATTGCACAGGTTGAAGATGAAACTAATAAGTCTATGGAGAACCCAGCGACTCAAGAAAACCCAGGAGACCAAACAACACAAGATGCTGAATTCGAAACAGAACCAGTACCTAATGTTAGTTTAAGTTCAGCATTTTTTGAAAAAGAATACGAAATATATAAACAAAAATAAATTATGGCATACGCACTTTTTATTAATAGAAACGATATAATTAAGAACACACCTCTTCAAGGAGCAATTGATGCAGATGCTTTGTTACCATTCGTTAGAACTGCTCAAGATAAATACTTAAAGAATCTTTTAGGTACTATTCTATTTGATTATTTACAGGCACAAATCATTGCAAATAATGTGGACAACTTGTCAGTATATTATCAAGACCTATTAGATGACTATGTTAAAAATACATTGATGTGGTATTCTTGTGTTGAATATATTCCGTTTAGTTCAGTTCAGTTTAAATCTAATGGTAGTGTTAAACAACAAAGTGAACAAGGTACTGCACCTTCTAAAAGTGAAATAGATTATTTATTAGCTAAAGCATTGAATAACGCTGATTACTATGCATTAAGATTACAAAACTATCTAATTGCATATTCAAACAACATACCTCAATACTTACAATCAATAGGTAATCAAACTCAAATATATCCAGACCAATCGAATCAATATTTCGGTGGTATACAATTATAATAACAATGAGTGCATTAGTAACAAATACAAATGTAAATTATACAAATTATTACAATTTGATTAATTTCTTTGCAGAGTATATGGCACAACATCCATCTATTACCTCAGTATCAACCGAAGAGATTGATGAGTTTGATAAGAGAGAGTTTCCTGCATACCCTGTTGCTAATGTTATAATACCATCAACTAGATTTGCAACTAATACAACCGATTATGAAATACAAATAATCGTTGCAGATAAGATTAAAGATAATAATAATGAAAGTGCTGATAGAACAAATAAACAAACTATTCCTTATTATGGAGTAGATGATTTGATGGATATTTGGTCAAACACACTTGCAATCGTAAATGACATAACTTCTTTTATTCAAAGAGGAGTTACTAACTTTGATATCAATGGTTCAATTAATTGTAAACAATTTGAAGAAAGATTTGATAACGGATTAGCAGGATGGGTAGTAACTTTTACTTTAACAACACACAACGACAAAAATCGTTGTCTATTTGAATTATATCCTAATTAACATGGCAACACCAATAATATCTAACACAGGCACTAACTACACACTTTATTATAATGTAGTTAATTACTTTAGAACAATAATGTCTAATCACCCTTCTATTCAAGCGGTAACGTTGGGAGACATTGCAGAGTTTGATGATAAAGAATTTACTGAATATCCAATTGGTAATTTACAAATATTAGAATCTGACTTTGGTACATCTGTTACTAATTTCAGAGTTCAGTTGATGGTTGCTGATAAAGTAAAGAATAAAGATAACGAATCTAATCCTATAAATAACGAACAAACAATTCCTTATTATCAAGTCAATGATAAAGTAGACATATTCGCAAATACACTTGCAATCCTGAACGATTTAACTTCTTACACACAAAGAGGTGTCCAGAATTTTGAAATCAATGAGGACATTATATGCACCCCTTTTGCGGATAGGTTTGATAATGGTCTTGCGGGTTGGACTGCAGAGTTTACTCTTACTACTCACAATGACAAAAATCGTTGTCTTTTTTTTTTAGTAATAGCTAATGAACAAGGTTTTATAATCGAAGATTGTTTAACTAGTCAAAGATATAAAGCTATATTAGACCCAGGACAATATTCATCTATTGTTGGTGGAGTCTTTTCTACATTGAAATCACCAGGTCTATCAAATACATATGCTAACTTAGTGTGTTATACTATTGTAGAACCAATTGAAGATGATGATTGGAATTTTGTAAATCTTCCAATACTTCAACCAGGGATAATTCAAACTTGCCAATTGTGTAATTTATGGATTAATCCAAAAGTTTGGTCTACAACACCAGCAGCATGGAGTGGTGCTGATGCAGAATTTAGAACATGGGCGACAGTCTAACAATATAAAATAAAAATAATGGGTAGTTTAAGTAATCTTTATATCTCACAATCGTATCAATCACTAATACACTTAGCGACTAACAATACGGCATCTGCAACTTTAATTGGTTTGCAAGATGGTTTAGGTAATTCAATTGGAGTATCAATAAACACAGCTGGAGATTTATATCTTTCAGGTAGTTTAACTGCATCTTTACAACAAGGATATGCATGGGTTGGTAATGCAAGTAATGTATCTGCATTAGTCCCAACATCTTCTTTTGGTGGTGCATTACCTGCAGGAACAATTAGTTCATCTGCACAAATAACTGGATTAGGATTTGTAAGTTCATCTGTAACTGCATCTTCATTAATAACCGCTTCATTTAGTGGAAATACTTTAACATTCACAAAAGGTAACGGAACTACATTTGGTGTAATTATTCCTGACATAAGTGGTAGCACAATACCAGCAGGAACAATTTCAGGTAGTTCTCAAATAACTGCACTAGGTTTTGTAAGTTCTTCAATTACTGCAAGTTCATTAGTAACTGCATCATTTAGTGGAAACACATTAACATTTACAAAAGGTGATAGTTCTACATTCGGTGTAGTTATTCCTGATATTAGTGGAAGTGGTGTTCCAACGGGTACAGTATCTTCGTCTGCACAGATTTTAGCATATAATATATTCGCAACAACAGGTAGTAATACATTCATAGGCAATCAAACAATAAATGGAAATGTAAATATCACAGGTAGTTTAACTGCAAGTGGATTATTTTATCCTACAACTGCAGGTATTGCAGGACAATTTATAACTACTAATGGAACTAACACATTATCTTTTGACGATGTCCATGCTATATTAGAGGATGTTAGATATGGTGAAAATATTACAATTAGTGACCCTTTATATGTAAGTGGTAGTAATGGTACAAGACCAATAGTATATAAAGCAGATGCAGCAATTGCTTCTAAGATGCCTGTAATTTATGTTGCAACATCAACAGCAGTAGCAAATACAAATACAACGGCACTTACATTAGGTTTAATTACAGGTGTAACGACAACTGGATATCCAGCAGGAACAATAATATATGTTGCTGAGGGTAGTGCAGGTTGGAGTGCAAGTAGACCATCAGGTAGTGCATCAATAGTTCAATCATTAGGTATTGTAACAAAAGAAGGGCCAGGTGGAAGTGGTAGAGGATTAGTATTAAACCCAGGCCCTGCAACTTTACCAAATATTGAAACAGGATACGCATGGGTAGGTAATGGTGGAAATCAACCAGTAGCAGTTCCAACGTCATCATTTTTAGATGCAATTCCATTAACATCATTGAATGCATTTACTGCATCTCAAGATACTAAGAACTTAACATTAGCAAGTGTAACTTCTTCATTGAATAGTGCAACTGCAAGTTTATTTACTTCTGCAAGTTTAGCATTAGTAACTGCTTCAGTAAGTTTGAATACAATTACATTTACTAAAGGTGATACAACAACATTTAATATAACTGTTAACACAGGTAGTGGAGGTGGAGGTAGTGCAATATCAGTACAAGATGAAGGAACTATATTAGGAGACGTAACATCATTTAATTTTACAGGTGCAGGTGTAACGGCAACATTAAGTGCAGGTACGGCATCAATAACAATACCTGGTGGAGGTGGAAGCATTGACACAGGTAGTTTTGCAACAACCGGTAGTAATGTATTCACAGGTGACCAAACCTTAATAGATAACGCAGGTAACTTCTTTACAATATCAGATGTATCAGGCTCAATGTTGTTAGTTGCAAAAGGATTTACATCTGCATCTGCACATATGAGTTCATCTGTTGCATCACCTTCCGGGTCATTTGTAAACTTAATATTCAAAAATAATAATTTTACTTCTGATACAATTATATCAGGTAGTAATAATATATTTACAAATCTAAGTGCTCCAACTGCAGGATTTAAGAGATATATTGGTGGAAATAATAATATATACAATGGAACTTTAGCTGCACAAATAAGTTCTAGTATGGCATTTAGTCCAGCAATGAATACCAATTTAGGACCTGGTACAGTTATTATGAGAGGGCCAGTAAGTTCTTCTACATATACAATCTCATCCAATCTTATACAAGGAACTATAAACATAGGAAGTAGTGCAGTTAGTAATGCAGAGAAATTAGTTAGTGGATTAACAATGACAGGTAATAGTGTTATAGGAAATTTAAGCATAACTGCAAATAAAGAATTTCTTTCAGCAAGTATGACGGTTAATAATAATACAATAGGTGGAACGGTAACATTAAATGCAGCTTCTTCTTCAATATCATTTTTTTCTAATAATATAGTAGCGGATAATGCTTTTACTTTTACTAATAATTACTATACAGGTAGTGTAGGTTCAGTTGGCCCGCAAGCAAATAGAAATTTCATTATAGGTACATCTAATACATTCCTAGCAACCGGTGTTGCAGATTTAGGTGGAACTCTTAACTATGTAAATAATGTAATAGGTGGTGGAAGTAATACAATATTTGTAAATGCAACAAGTGCAAGTACAAGTGCTCAATTTTATAATAGTATAGTTTATGGTAACACTTTAATAGTATCAGCATCTAGTAATAGTAGCACAACAAATGGTTCTGCATTCTTTGGTAGATACAATTCAAATGATAGTAGAAGAAATTCAACTGCAGGTACTATATTTGCAGTAGGAACAGGTACATCAACAGGTGCAAGAAAAACAGGTTTCTTAATTGACTCTGGAAGTAATACATTTGTTGAAGGTACATTTAACGTATCAGGTAGTTCAACATTCACAGGCAGTGTAATTGTAACTGGTAGTTTATTTGTTAATGGAATTAGTGCAGTTATTCCAGTAGGTACTGTTTCAAGTTCGACTCAAATAGTAGCATATGGAATATTCGCAACAACAGGTAGCAATACATTCAATGGTAATCAAAGAATAACGGGTAGCTTGACTATATCAGGTAGTATAATTACTGTTGATAGAAGTGGCAATGATGGAAATACATATATGGGTCAAAATGCATTAGGCATGGGTACTGCAGGAGCACAACCATTAGCAGTAGGAAATAGTATATCAGTAGCAATTGGACAAGGTGCAATGAGATTTGCAAGTGGTTCTAATCAAAACGTTGCAATTGGTAATAACGCATTATTGATTACATCTGGAAGTAAGAACTTTGCAATGGGTAGTGAGGCATTATCAGGTAATACAACAGGTGCAAGTAACATTGCAATCGGAACAAGTGCATTACAAAATAACAAAACGGGTGACAGTAGTACTGCAATTGGTGACTCAGCTGCTCAGTTTGCAAGTGGTAGTCAAAATACATTTATAGGTCAATATGCTGGATATAATGTTACTGGTAGTAACAATGTGATAATTGGTTCATATAGAGGTGTTGCAGGTGAAAAAATAGATAATAACATTATACTATCTGATGGACAACAAAATATTAAAGCACAATACTCAGGAAGTGCATGGTCATTACAAGATGGAATTAAATTAAATAAAGGAAGCAATAAGACTACTGATATAGTAAGTGTTAATAGTACGCTTACTGTAAGTAATTCATTAGTAACTGCTACATCAATTATATTAGTGACAACACAAAATAGTACAACAGGCCCTGTATATCCTGCAGTAATAACAAGTAAAGGAGCAGGTACATTTGATATAGCTCATAACTTTGGTGGAAGTTTAGATGTTGCATATTTTATTATCAATCCTACATAATGCCTTCATTAAAAGACATAGCAAAACAGATTGGAGGATTAACAGTTGCAAAAGCACCACAAAGTTTAAAAGGTACTAAACGTAGACGACCTGGTAATCTTAAAAGAGCTTTAGCAAGAGCAAATACTCCTGATAAGGTTTTAAATACAAATCCTAAAACTAAGTCATTCAGTTTTGAAATTAACTATGCACCTCCTGGAGCAGAGTATGGTATGTTTTGGAATGACCCAACTGTAAGTAAAACAGTTAGTAGTGGTAAAACTAATAATGTACCTCAAGCAATTAACTTTGCTGAACAAGCAATCTATTCTCCAATAGTAGACTCTATGTTAGACGATTATATGGATGAAATTGGTGTAATGGTTGTAGAACAAATCAGTAAAGCAGTTGATGATTTAAAGTAGTATCAAATACTTTTAAAATAATTGAGGTTATTATATAAACGATTTATAAATGTCTCTAAGCATCACACAAACACCAGCGTTAGTTAGTTTAGCACAATCACCGATTATATTTACGGTTGCTGAATCTGATGCTAATCTATTAACTTCATCTTCATTTCAATATGTAGGAAATTTATACTATTGGCAAGGTGGATTAAACGCATCAGGCTCTACGGCTGAATATACTATTAACAAATATCCAAACAATTCAAATGTTGGTATTTTTGACTTAAATAGAATTATCAATTCAACTCTTACTGATTTTGCAATAGCAAATACTTCTAACGTACAATACTATACAGTTGAATTTTATACACAATATTATAATGGAACTAGTTATATAACAGGGTCTCATGTTCGTTCACAAACTTATAAAGCATTGGATGGTTATGGTATTTTCCAAGAACCAATAGGACAAAACATTACATCAGCATCGGCTTTCTGGCCTTTGATGACTGACGGGCCTTCATCACAATCTGCATTCATAGATAATTATGGTAGTGCAAGTGTATATGTAGGAACCGATGGAGGAACTTTACAACCTAATAAAATAGTTTACACTTCTGATTTAGCAACTGCAAATTTAACTATTAGTGGTAACACTTCATCATCTGCACAAACTGCGCAATATCCAATTGGGCCATCTGCTGCAGGATTTCCATTATCTGGAAGTTTTACATATTTTAAAACTCAAGCGTTTAACAATTCTACACCGTTGGGAGGTGCAATAACGTACTCAATTGATTGTATACAGAAATACCCTAACGTAAGAATAAAATGGAAAAATAGGTATGGCCAGTTCGATTGGTTTAACTTCTATATGGTTAACAAACAATCATTCG